GAACCAGCACGACCGCTCCAAGAGCAGGTAGATGACGGCGCCAGCCAGGTTCTTGCCCTGGAAGGTTTCTCTGACGGTGTCCATGTGACTCCTCGAGAAAAATTGGAGGGCGGGAAAGGGAATAACCCGCCCTCCACCACGACACAGAAAATTACTTCGGCCCGAGGTCCGCGAGCAGCGCGTCGAGCTCGGCGTCACCGGTCGCCGGCACCGCGGTGTTCGCCGCGGGGGCAGCGGCCGCCACCGGGGCGGGCGCAGCAGCGACCTGCGTCACCACAGCGGGCGCCGGGGCAGCAACCGCCGCAGGGGCGGGAGCAGCAACCGGGGCCGCAACGGGCGCGGCGATCGTCGCCGCCGGCGTCGGGGCCGGCAGGCTGACCGTCGTCGCCGACGGGGCGTCACCGCCCACACCCGTGGTCGGGGCCGGCAGCAGGCCCGACAGCGTCGCGACCTGGGCCAACGCGCGCTTCGCGGCGGCTTCGGTCATTTCGGCCGCGACGAACTTGTCGAGGTCGTGCAGGCGCTCGAGCACCTTCGGGTCGATCTTGGTCGAGCGCGGCACGGCGGTCACGCCGTAGCTCGTGCCCTCTTTGCCCGTGCCCTGGCGCTCGACGATCACGTCGTTGCCGGCGGTCAGGTCGAGCAGGTTGGGCCAGTCGGTGAACAGGCTGATGATGCCGCCCACGCCCTTCTTGCCGTTGAACACCGACGGCGCGACTTCGAGGATCTGCGGCTCGTTCGGGGTCGGGCCGTCCAGGTGCAGGACGTTGAGCAGCACGCGGGCGCCGGAACGGGCGTCCTCCATGAGCTTCTTCTGCGAGTCGTTGGTCGAGGCGCGGATGCCCTCGCCCACGGCGTCGCACACACCGCACGGGCGACCGAAGGTCTTGTCCATGCAGATGTAGACCGCCTTCACTTCGCCGGCCGCGTTCTTGATGAAGTGCTGGCCGAAGTCGTGATAGAAGGTCGGGTCGCCGTTCTTGCGCCAGCCAGGCAGGATGACGTAGCGGTTGCGACCCGGATTGGGTTTGATGGTCTTGACGCGGGAAACCGATGCCTTGCGGTCGGCGATCAGCTTGAGGAGTGCTTCGGAGTTCATGTGCTCTGGTCCTTGTAAGCGGTTAGTGAGTCGATAGAGTTCCGAGCCACCCTCGACAGTCTCTCGTCAAGGTTCGCCCTTCACACCGAAATTATAGTTCAGGAGTGACTGACTTGTGAAGCCACCCCTGAACCTTCCAATCAGCCTGCGGTGGCTGCCCGGCGGGCGCGCTCCGCAGCCAGGGCGGCTTCCCGGCCGTCGGCGATCGCCTGCTCGCTGCGGAAGCGAAGCTCGCCCTCGCGCTCCTTGCGGCGATCGACGCTGACCTGGACGATCATGTCCCGGCGGTGCTCGAAGGCGCTGCGCGCGTCGTTGGCGAGCTCGTAGATCGCCTTCGCGTCGATCAGGCGTTGCTGCCCTGCCCACCAGCGCGGGTCGCCCTTGACCGCGGCCTCGATCGCCTTGTCGGTCACCTTCTCCCCGTTCATCTTGAGGGTCAGGCGGTAGTGGGCGTCCAGGCGCGACTCGAGGATCTCGAACGCGGCCTTCATGCGCTCGAACTGCCGGCGTGCCATGCGGGCGTTGTTCGCGTAGTGGACGAACATGCTCGCGTGGTTCTGCACCGCTTCGTCGAGGTTGTGGACGCTGAACTCCACGTCCTTCTTCAACTGCTCGGCGTCGACGAACTCGCGCAGGTGCAGCGGGTTGCTCGAGGCTTCGGCGACGCGGGAGGGCACCGGCTCGCTGGCCGTCGGCTTCACGGCGGTCGGGACGCCCACGGTGCTCGGGCCGTCCTTGACCTCGATTTCCTTCATGACGCGCTCCAGCTCGTCAGCATCCATGGGCGCGGGGGTGGTCGTTGCTACGGCGTTCATTGCTTCTCCTGTGGGTGATCTTCGGGTAATAGCTTGCTCAGCGCGTGGTAATCCTCGCGCGTGGGTCGAATGGTTATTTCCCCCGTGGTTGCGTCCTCTTCGGAGTCGTCCATCAGATGCCACGCCAGGTGCTCGATTTCACGCAGACGCGCCAGTTCTTTTTCGTCGATGCTCATGTCAGTAGCTCGTAAACCCGGGCGAAGGTCGCTTGCAGCGCCGTCACCCGGCTTGGGTCGAAGAACACCATCGCCGGGTTGATCCCGAACACGATGGTCGCGTCCAACTTTGGATCCCAGGCGTGCTTGCCGGCGAGCTCAGGACCACCCTTCACTTCGGGGGCGAAGAACTTGCAAGCTGCGCTCCCCATCGCAACGATGACAGGGGGCTTTAGGATGTCGATCTCTTTGCGCAACCAATCCGAGCAGCCATTGATCTGCTCGTTGGTCAGGGTTTTTGCCCCCTTCGGCTTCGCGCTCTTCACCAGCGAAGTGAAGTAGCCGTCCTGGGCCGAGAGCCCGGCGCCCTTGATCGCTTCGCTGACCAGATCGCCGTTGTCTCCCGAGAGGAGCTTGCCGGCGCGCTCGTCTTGCCAGTTGGGGGCGTCGAACACGACCATGAACTTCGGCGCTTTCCCGACGCGGGGCAGCGGGTGCGGATTGCCCTTCAGGCTGCACTTGTCGCAGGACCGGGCATCTTCGGCCAGGCGGATCACCGACAGCAGCGCCAGGCGATCGTTGTTCAGCGCGCGGTCGGCCTTCACCACGTCGACCGTGAAGCCCGGCAGGAATTCCAGGCGATCGCGCAGGCGGTCCTGGTGCATCGAGCTCTTCGGATCGCCCTCGCACTCGGCGAAGGCACCCAGGCGCTCGAGTCGCTCGCGGTGGGTCTTGTTCACCTTCCCGCCCACGCCCGAGACCTGGCACGCGGCGTAGAAGTCGGTGCGGTGCTTCACCGCACCGGCAGGCGCGATCAGCTTCTTCACGCCGCCCTCTTCAATCTCGACACCTTTGGTCTTGAGCAGGCTGCGCGCCTGGATGATGTAGCCGGCGACGGTGGAGCTGATGCCCTTCACCGCCTGAAACGGCGCATACAGCGTGCGCTCGCCAACAATCTCGATGCGATCGCTGGACTTGTTGATGTCCGGCGGGAGAACCTGCACGTCGTTCTTGCGCGCGTCGAGCACCAGCGCCTCGATGCGCTCGTCGTCCTCGACGATGGTCATCGACGCCGCGAAGAACTCGGCGGGGTAGTGAACCTTGAGCCACATCGTCCACCAGGAGATCACGCAGTATTCGACCGAGTGACTGCGGTTGAAGGCGTAGCCCGCGAACACGGCGATCTTTTCCCACAGGCCCTCTGCGACCGGCTGAGCCATGCCCGAGGTCGTGACGCACCCGTTGACGAAGCGATCCTTCCACTCGGCCATCAGGGTGTGATCCTTCTTGCCCATGGCCTTGCGGACGTTGTCGGCCTGCTCGAAGCTGAACCCGGCGATGTCCCGGCAGACCTGCATGATCTGCTCCTGGTAGACGATGACGCCGTAGGTGTCCTTCAGCGCCGGCGCCATGTTCGGGTGCTCGTAGGTCGGGGTCTTGGTGCCTTGCTTGATCTGCACGTAGTCGTCGCACAGACCCGCGTCGAGCGGACCCGGCCGGAACAGCGCAACCACCGCCACCAGGTCCTCGAACGTCAGTTTCCCGCCCATGGAGAGCTCGCGCAGTAGCCGGCGCATGCCGGCGGACTCGAACTGGAACACCCCGGTCGTGTTGGCCTTGGCGAACTCCTCGAGCACGCGGGCGTCGTCGAGCGGCAGGGCCAGGTAGTCGATCGTCTTGCCGTGCCGTTCCTTCACGAACGCGGCACCGAGCGCGAGCATGTCGAGGGTCGAGAGCCCGAGCACGTCCATCTTGATCAGGCCCCACTCCTCGACATACTTCTTGTCCCAATTCACCACCGGACGGCCGCTGCGGGTCTCTACGACGGCGCGGTTGATCAGGGGTTCCCCCGACACCACCACACCCGCTGCGTGCTGCCCAAGGCCGCGCATGGCGCCTTCCAGGCCGACGGCGTGCTTCCAGATGGTCGGGTGCTTGCCCTTGAACTTCTCGATCTCTGCGACGCCCACGGCGCTTTCCTCGAGCCCTTGGGCGACCCCGTGAACCTTCTCAACCTGCTTGGAGCAGGCGTATTCCATCGGCTCGAGCCCGTGCACCCGGCTCACGTCGCGCATCGCACTGGCGGCGCCGAGCGCGTTGTAGTTGCTGATGCCCGCGACCTTGTCGGCGCCATACTTCCCGACCACGTAGTTGATGACCTCCTCGCGCCGGTGGCTCATGAAGTCGAGGTCGGCGTCGGGCAGGTCAATACGGT